GTGCCACTGCTTCCATCACGCTTCCTAGCAGCTTCTAGGATCTGACGGTATCTCTCGTTAGATGGGTTACTCATTTCTTAATCTTACTGCCATTGGATCTGCGCACCGCCTCGTTTCATGAGACCTTGCACCACGATATTTAAAGCATCAGCACAATCATCATGTGATGCGTGACCGAAATTCACCACCTCGTCAACCATATAAGAAAAATCTCTGTATTTATTGAAGATAATCTTCTTGCCTTGGAATAAACCGATAATTCCTCTAAGACGAGCGAGTTTATCGCCACGAAAACCCTTGACAGGACTCACAGTTAAATTATACAGCTGCCATTCATTGAAAAGAATTCGTTTTAAATCACCTTCAAAACTTTTCTGATAAGCAACAACCTCAGGCCATATAACAACAGGTGATTCAGTCTTGAAAAATTGTCCTTCATCATTCATTCCAAGTAAATTCCATTCGACTAATAATTCCGCTAAAGCCTCTATTTTCTCAATATTCCCCATTGATCTCATTCTCTTGTAATCAATGATATAGACCTTATCTTCTACTCTCCCAGCTAAAACAAAGACAGTCCAATCATTACGTTCACTCATCCCTGCAGATAAATCAATACCGACACCAATCGTGTCATAAGTATCAGGAACCTCTCCTTTGATAAACAACTCTGGAGATAGGCCAAGTTCTGTCGTCTTGATTGGTTGATTTAAATATTGATAAGAAAAAGCAATTCGATCTTCCGATTGAAGTTTTAATAAATAACTTACCGACCACATTGATCCCCAATAAGATTTAGGGGTTCCATTATCGTCGTAACTTAACGCTTGTTGCGTGATAACTTTCCATCCTCTCTTCTCGCAAAAAATCGTTGTAAATAAATCATCAAAATGGAAACGAGTTCCTAGTGCGATAGCTCTTGCACCTTGGAACATGGTGGGAACAATGACGTTAGTCCAGTTCGATTCCATCTCTCTTCGGATATCTGGATTAGCAATCGCAGCAGCACTTTTAATTGCGTCATCAACAATAATCAAAGAACTTCGCTTGGAAGTAATTGTTCCTTTTAATCCTGCACAAGCAACAGTAAAAGCATCTTCTCCTCTAATGTCTACCCCTGCATGTTCAAAATCAATCGACCATAGCTCATCACTTGTTCGATGCTTAGATAATCGAACTTTAGGAAAGACCTCTTGATACTCTTTATTAGATATTAAATTTTTAATTGCTGCACTTTTATTCCTTGCAACGTCCACGTTATAAGAAACATAGAGAGTTCTTAAAAGTTTGCCTGCTTCAGCATGCCTACCGATCAGCCATGCTATTAATAGTCCTATAACAGTAGACTTGGCACTACCTCGTGGACTTAATAGACAAGTGTTGGGACCCGCGATATCGAGCAAATGCTCGTTACTTTCTGCAGTTAGTATCTGTTTATGCCACTCCCGCATATGCTTTGCGGGTTTCTTACCCATTAATTCACAAAAATAGGCGAAATTATTCCTAGCCTTTAGAACGTGAGGTGGGGTGACAACAGCCTCTGGTTTCGCCTTGATCGATTGTGCTGCTAACTGAGCACTACGTCTACGTGCAAGGGATATAGAAGCATTAGGCATAAAGCTAGTCTAAGTGTTATTCACTATGAAGACAGGATGATTCTCTCTTTCTTCTTCCATCCTTTCCTCTCTACCCATTGATTAAATTCAGCCTTTGCTTCTGGGGTCATGTAGCCAAAGAACAAATTCAATGCATGTTTTAGGGAATAATTTTTATCTTCAAATTTATCTAACTCTAGACCACCATGCAACGCACAACAAGCATCTAGAAGATCGTAGATAGGTATCGGTACACGAGCATTCTCTTCCTCTTTCTTCACAACACCTCTAATTCCAACTAGTTCAACCTATCAGCTTCTCTTCACCTTGTCGACTATCTGATCAATCACATTAACGTCTAAACCTAAGAAAGGTGGAATAATCCCTAAGATCCTTAATAAACCATCCAAGAACAATGCTAAACAAAGGAAACCCAAAATCATACTAATAATCGTTGCATTCCGATTATGTTTTTTCATCGATAATTCATCAATTGCTCGTGCTTTTGCGACGGCATCATCCAACAGAAGATCTACTTCTTCCTTGGTGTAACACAAGTGCGGCAAAATTTCCCTGATTTTTTCTTCCGTCATCTAATTGCGATGAACTTCAGATTAGATTACTTCTCCTCAGCTAAAGCTGCCCAAACAGATTCGTAAGCTAATTCAAGAGCATTAACAACATCATCATTACCCTTGAATATTGATTTTAATTCACGCATCACTTTGTCAGCACCCGCCAATACTAAGCCTCTACGATCTGTACCTCTTGTCATCTTTTCTACCTCGACAACATGACCTCTTAATTCTTTAGATAAATGAGCAATACGAGTAGCTGCAGCATCTGGCTTCACAATATCAGCTTGTACTTGTTGCCTTAAATAATCGATATCAGCTTCTAATTTGACAATCTCAGCCAACATTAATTCACGTCTATTGAGTTTTGGGTAATTCTGAAGTACCCATTTATCAAGAGCAGTAAAACCACCTGTATAACCTAAAACATTTGCGTAAAGCCATATTTCATAAATTGAATATGTATTCTCTACGTAAGTCGTAAATGCTTCTCTTCTGTCTTGCTCTAAAGATACGAGAAAGGAATGAACAGGTCCTTCTGTTTTAACTACCATTTTTATACGAGTCTACAAGTTCCCCTAGGATTTTTCAGAAAATATCAACCAAAAAATCTTGCACCTGAAGAACGAATAGCTCCCCGAGCGTCTGCTCTCATTTTTCTCTCTTCGTTATATTTATCTCTTTGTGTCTTACGATCTTCCTCTCCTTCTGTCTTAGCTTGCATTCTGTTCTGCAAACCTTGCCCCATGTAATTCATTCTTGTTTGGGAGCCTTCCTCTTGAGACTGCAGTCTCTTCTCTTGTCCTGCTACACGAAGAGTTCTTCTGTCTTGATCACCTATTACCCCTAGTTGTCTGTCGCCTAGTCTGCCTTGCTCGCGCATTAAAGTTCTAGCTATATCTCCTTCTCCTGCCATTAACTTCAAGGTATTTCCTGTATGAAGGTTATCCATCATACCTGAATACCTTGCCATATTGTTTAACTGATCATTCTGATATTGAGAAGCTAAGCCCATGCGAGCCAAGGTATACCCAAGATCTAAATTCGCACCAGATATATAAGCACCAATAGTTTCGTTACCAGGATTAGCTAAGCCCCAAGAAGTAAGAGCACCCATTCCTTGGTTGACCATGCTGGCACCAGTATTTTTAGGAACGTAATTTTTCCATTGGTCGACCGCTTGCTGCCCTTGCTGGCCAACTCTACTGATGCCGCTATTAGCTGCTGAACTCATGAGACGTCTAATTGACTACTAATGAATTCAGTCTACCTACTTCTATTTTTGTATTCGTCTGACCTTCTGATATTTTCCACTACCTGTTCTTTAGTCTGACGTCCAGATGCAACTTCATTAGCCCAGTAATCTTTTCCACCCTTGTCTGCGGCACGTCCAAGGTTGTCTTGATAGGCGGCTTCTAACCAATCACGCTCAGGAGGTTTCCTAGGAGGTGTTGCTGGTCTGCCTTCCGTCTCTGGTCTAGCAGGTCTTCCTTCAGTCTCTGGTCTAGAAGGTGCTGGTCTTCTTTCTGGATCTCTGCCTATGTTTGGTTTCGGTGCTCTTTCCTCTCTGCTGATAGGGCCACGATCTTGCTGCCATTGCCTACTTCTCTCCTTCGCTTCCTCTTTCCTTTCGTCAGGTACAGCTGGAGTTTTTTCTTCGAGGTTACGTCTTTCTTCGTTTCTCTTTTCACCAAATCTCCTAGTTGGTCCCTCTATTTCCTCCCAGAATTTCTTCTGGTTAACACGATGTTCTTCTTCTGAAGGTTCATGTCCCTCGGCATATCTAATGCTGACGGCTCTGTAATCCTCATCCCCTACACCCGAAGAAACAGGAGTAGGTCTACTAGCTCTGTAGTCTTCCGACTCGGGGGAAGCTTTGATATTCGCAGCGACTTGGTCTAAGCTTTGATTACCAGAACGTACTTGATCTAACCAATATTGNAATCCTTCGTTATCTGCGTCCCGTCCTAGATAATCTTGATACATACGTCCTATGGCTACTTCGTCTTTTGGACGCTTAGGACCTTCAGGGTCTCCATGTATTGGAGGTGTATCTCCTATAGGAGGTTTAGGAATTAACGTCTTGTTATGAGAGAATAATCCTTCGCAAATATAGGTATGAGCATCCTCAACGGTGATCTTAACGACTTTTTCGTCGCCAGTATATTCAGCTGAAATAAAGGCAACCTCTCCGTCATATAAAGAGACTCTCTCCCCAGAACCTAACTCTTTAATAGAAACCCAAGCTTCCTTATCTTCGGAATAAAGCTTATGACTCGCGGAACATCTAATTTCGTAATCATCGCTAAATTTAACAAGATAAACAGGCTGCTCATGGAAACTTACATGAGTAACCTCATAGTCACCACTCTCAAAAGTTGTCTCGTGCATCGTATGCACTTTGTCCCCAACTTGGAGTTCCCCTGCAAAAATCAAGCTTTTATCAGCTAGCAAAATTTGCTGGTCAGGAGTAGGACATCCTTCCCAAGGTGGTGGAACATCAGGACGCCAAGGTCCGTCTATAGGTGGTCTAGGTGGTCTTGGTTCAGGATTAGGTCCTGGCCCTGGAGGCTTAGGTTCAGGGATAGGATAAGGACGTATATCCCCATCGTCAGGTCTAGGGTCTGGCATAGGAGGTCTAGGGCCTGGCATAGGGTAAGGCCTGCCGTCTCCATCTGGCCAAGGATCACTAGGTCTTGGTCCTGACTCAGGAGGACGAGGTAAACCCGGCCTTACAGGAGGCATATCTTCTCCTGGTCCCCATGTATCTTTGCCACGCCATCTAGGTGGTTTACGACCTCCTCTATCATCTGGCCACCCTCCCGGAGGAGGACCAATTCTAGTGTCAAGGTCACGTGGTGCCTTTGGACTACCACCCTTACCTCTTTCTTCAGGGGTTGAGTCTTCCCAAGTTATATATGGTTGGCCTGGACCTCTTTGATGTCTATCGTCTGTGCCGTCCCCATCTTTATCCACCCAATCCATGGTGAACCCCGAGTCAGGATCCATTCCAATCCGACTACCATATCCGGATCTTGGAGATACTGGATTGCTATTCTCTGGAGGTTCAACAGGTTTGATTAATCCGGGTCTTCCTTCATCTGGTGGTTCGAACCCGGGCCATTGTTGTTCTGGTGGAGGAGAAGGTTCATTGCTTAATCGCTCCCACTCTTCATCGCTAATCCATTTATCATCACCTGGCTGCTGAGGATCCCATCTTTCCTCGACGCCATAACCATGATTGAAACCTACTTGATTACCTTTGCCGTCGTATATAGGACTTTTCTGTTTGTTGTAAAAATCTAAAAAATCACCAATCATGTTATCTCCTTCACCCACTCCTTGAGTGGTATTTTGTGCAACCGAGTTACCACGCTTTCTAATTCTGTCGAGTTCTTCTTGGTAATAACTAGTATCGGCTAGGCCATCGATGGGCTGCTGAGATGCAAAAGCTGCCATGTTGGTGTAACTGCTGTCTTAACGTCTATCCTTTCTATCTTAGTCAGATCTATTAGTCACCTTTCAAGATTGCAGCACCAGCCAATATACCTGTAATTAAATTTTTAGTCTGTCGATTTTTTATCTGTTGTTGCTGCAGTTCAAGGGCTTGGTTTGTAGGCGCTTGTGATTGCTGTATTAGCGATTGAATTTGTCTAACTGCTATAGCATCATCACCTTGTTCTTCTTTAAGTTGCTGGAAAGATTTACCGCCAAGTGCTTCCTGTCCAACATACATATCTGTCGTATTCAGTAGATTATTTTGATGCTCTAAATTTTTTTGGTTTATACCTTCTTGGAAAGCTTTATTTGTATTTGAACCCTCTACAAGCTGTCCTGACTCATTCTGCCTTATTAGAGTCTTATCAAACAAGGTATCTTTATATTTAGAATTACCACCTACGGCATTAACAGCTGTTCTAAATTGTTTTTGATTGAGCATGCTATTCGCATTTGCTCCAAGCTGTAAATTATTGATCAGGTCTAAATGGGCTGCCTTTTGATCTGATCCTCCCCCAAACTCATACCAGCCGCTACGTGCGCGTTGGTTTTCACTTATTAGCTGGTTGAAAGAATTTCTATCAATAACTCCTTGAGCAACTAAAGGCTCTAAAACTTCTGTTTCGAAAACCTTATCTAATTTTGGGTAGCGGAAAGCATTATCCCATCCTATGGCACGAGTAAAATCAAGACCTCGTGCTTCAGGAACATACTGCTTCTCAAGCTCATCCCTTTTTTGATTAAGATACTCCCGAAGGATCCGCTGGTTTAAATTAGTGTTGTCAAGAGTAAGGGTGTCCGACATTATGTTGCTAGTTTCGACAATGGAACTGTTCTAATATTAGCTCTACTGAGAGGTCATACTCCTTCCAACTTTAAAAGAGGCTGCACGTTCGTATTGTTTAAAAGATCAGAGTTCGTAGTCAAGTCATTATTACCATCGATCTTGAAAGTATCTAAGGAATTCATTTTTGCATAGTAATACTCCTCTAGTTTTTTCTGGAGTGCATTGTTGTAAGCGTTAGTGGCTGGATCATTTGGCAAGCCAATAGCACTACCATTGCTCAGATTGCTATTTCCTACTCCAACTTGAATTGGATCACTGTCAAATAAACTATTGATAGCCGTTAGCTTGTCAAATAAAGTAGGACCTTTATACATGATCTTCGCCTTCTCTATTGCTGCTTTATTATTCATATCAGCAATAGTCAAAGCACTCTTGTCCTCCATTGCTTGAAGGGCTAACTCTTTGCCTAGCGATGCATTAGAGGTCAGAACATTATTCATCATGTTCATCCCAGCGTTAGTTCCTGGTCCCCCTGCTCCATACAAGTCAGTAGTCTGAGGTATCGCTACTGGCCTATATGCTCGGCTAGAAAGAGAAGGAATAGAAATGTTTGCTGCCATGATTTAGATATAAAGTCCAGAATTGGAGCCGTTTTGAAGCGCTTGGATCTGCTGCATTAATTGAAGTTTAGGCTCCATTTGTTTGAGATACAACTCATTAGCTCTCTCTTGCTGCTTTAATGCTTTTCTTTGGTCGACATCAGGATCAAATGCTTTATAAACACCACGAGCAGCACCTTTCAA